GGTATCAATAGCGGCGGTGGTGATGTCTTTACAGGCATAGGAATATATAACTTTCTTAAGTTGCTAAAGGCAAATATTACCGTTCGGATTCACGGCTTAGCTGCATCAATAGCCTCTGTGATTGCACTTGCTGGCGACGAAATCGAGATGCCGGAAAGTGCTTTCTTTATGATTCATGATCCATCAGCATTGGTTATCGGCGGTGCTAGCGAAATGGATAAAATGGCCGATACCCTTCGCACTGTGAAGAACACACTTGCTGATATATACGTATCACATACTGGCATTTCGAAAGATGAAATCGAAGAAATGATGGCGCAAGAGACTTGGTTAAACGGTAAGGAAGCCGTAGCCAAGGGTTTTGCTACCAAACTAATTGCGGAACCGGCGATAGCCGCAAATGTAAACTTATCGCTTTTCAATCGCGTCCCGGCTGAAGTCCGTAGGACGTTTAAAAATACAGTCGGAACTGAGGAGAATACACATATGAGTGAAATTAATAAGCCGGACGCGAACGCTCCGGATCGTAAGACTTTAGTTGATTCGCTTGCTGGGCCAGCCCCAAAGGTAAAAGAAACAAAGGTTGACAACAAAGCCGAGATCGAGCGGGAAGCCTCTCGCATCGCCGAAGATCGCGTCAAGCACATCACTGCCGCCTACCGCGCTGGCCGCGACCTGGGCCTTGAGAACGAGTGTCAGCGACTTATGGATGATGGCATCCCAGCCGGCGAAATCCCTGACCTATTAATTCAAATTTTTGCCAAGCGAAATCAGCGCAATGCCGCTGTCGGCTCGCTGATCCCGAGCGGTGCAACCGTAGGTTTTTCAAACGATGATCCCGAAGTTGTACGTGATCGCATGTCTGATGCAATAGCTGCCAGCATTCTGCCAAACTTCAAGGCTTGTGATGCTTCACGTGAGTATCGGAACTTCCGGCCGCAAGATTTCATGCGGAATCTTCTGGACCGCAAGGGGCATGATACTCGCCACATGACACGTAGCGCCATTGTTGATGCTGCATTGCATACCACCAGCGACTTTCCGAACCTACTTGGTGCATCAGCTAACAAGATTTTCATGGGCAGTTACGAGTCCGCCCCTGCCACCTTCCGGGCAATTGCTGGTAGGATTGATCTAGCCAACTTCCAGGCACACAATATGTTGCGTGATGGTGATTTCCCATCACTAGCTAAAGTGCTTGAAAGCGGCGAGTTCACTCATGGCAGCATGAGCGAGTCCAAGGAAGTTGCGCAGCTTGCTACCCATGGTCGGACATTCTCGATCAGCCGGCAAAGCCTGATGAACGATACCCTCGGGGTTTTTGGTCGGATCGTTCAGAAGATCGGTGTTGCAACCGCTCGCTTCGAGAATGAGCAAGTTTGGGGTGTTGTTACAACCAATGGTACCCTCGCGGACGGAAAGGCGCTGTTCCATACCGACCACAAAAACCTTGCAAGCGCTGATGCCGCTATTGATGCAACCACTCTCGGTGCCGGCCGTGCAGCAATGCGGATACAGAAGAGCTTAGATGGCAAGACCATCAATGCTGCGCCTGCGTTCCTTGCAGTTCCTGCCGCTAAGGAAACCGTTGCAGAGCAAATTCTGTATCCTACTACTGTGGTAACAAGTGCCGCATCAATTGCTACACCTAGCATGCGGAGCCTCAACCTTGTGGTTGAGCCTTTGCTCGACATAAATAGTGCTGTATCATGGTACTTATTTGCAGATCCAAATGTAGGCGCTAGCATTGTTTACGGTTATTTGGAAGGTGAAACCCTCCCGCGTGTTCGTGTCAATGATCCGTTCAATGTAGATGGGATTGAATTCCAGGTTCGCCTAGACTTCCACGCTTCTGCAGTTGATTACCGGTTCTGCTATAAGAACGCGGGCGCCTAATATAACGTAAAGAAAAGGAGAAAATAATATGGCTACTAATTTTGTTCAGGAAGGTGGTACAATTAGCTGGACCAACGGCACAGGTGATGCTGTTGTGTCCGGTCAGGTTGTTGCAATTGGCAACATCCTAGGTGTTGCTGCCGTCGATATCGCCAATGGTGCTGTTGGCACCGTCTATGTTGAGGGTGTGTTTACCTGCCCAAAGGCAAGCGGTGCAACTACTCATGACTTTGCGCAGGGTGCTGCTGTTTATTGGGACGCCAGCGCTGGAAAGTTTGAGAAAACGGGCACTGGCACTTTGGCCACAGGGGATCTCTCTGGTTCCGCTGTTGCTTGGGAAGCTGCTGCCTCAACCGCTACTACAGCAAAGATCAAGATCAACCAGAACGTAGGTTCTGTTACCTAATAACTGTCCAATCGCGTTGCTGATAGAGATGTATAGTCTCATCAGCAACGTGGTTGGGAATTTATTTTAAAGGGAGAATACTTTGGCATCATTTAACCAGTTCCAGGATTTTGTAGAGCAGCTTTGCAAGGGCGTTCACAATTTCTCTACACATACATTCAAGGTGTATCTGTCAAACACAGCACCGAATGCCGCAACACACGCTGTAAAAACTGATCTTGCCGAAATCTCCTCAGGGAACGGCTATACCGCTGGTGGAAATTCAACAACTGTGGGTATTACCGAGACTGGCGGCACCGCAACTGTGACGGGTACTGATCCCGCTGTATGGACTGCATCAGGCGGCGCGCTCGGCCCGTTCCGCTATGCTGTGCTGTACAACGATACTCCTACATCCCCTGCCGATCCACTTATTGCATGGTGGGACTATGGTTCTGCTGTAACCCTGCAAGTTGGTGAGACCTTTACTGTGGATTTTGGCGCCAGCCTATTCACTGTAGCCTAACACCTTCTAATATATGGCTATCTCTCTCGGCACGATAAGTGAAGCGACGGGGCTCACAGGCACGACATGTACCCTGTCGCATACACATACGGCTGGCCGAGAACTACTCGTTCTAATCTCTGGGCGACTAACAAGTAATACGTGTGTACCCTCTAGCGTAACCTACGATGGCGTGGGTATGACGGAAGTCGTTACTAGTTCGCCATCTGGTGCAGCAAGCCCTTTTGGCCGTTCCTCTATCTGGCGGTTAGCCGATCCGGGTAGCAAAACAGCCGACATCGAACTAACTTGGTCATCTGCAAATAATAACTACACTAACCTGTGGGCTATCGATATCGTCGGCAGCAAAACAGGTGCCAGTCTAATCGACAGCAGCGGTTCAGGTGCTGGTACTGCGTTTTCCATAGCTGTTACACATACACGTGTAGAATCAAATACTTTTTCGCTATATTTAACGACACGTACTAAGGGTTCAGGCTCCCCTACATGGACACCGACGTCCCCTCTTACAACACTTCGCACTTTTGACGGATCATCGAATACACTATCTACCGCGATCGGTACCGCTCAAGAAAGTGTCTCGGGGAGTTTAACCCGAGAGATTGCGTGCTCTACATCCGGTGGTACATCGGCCGCTTGTGTCAGCATTGCCACAGCAACAAACGCTTACATGCTCGATGCCGCCGGTGGCACCTGTGGTGTGACCGGGCAGAGTGCCGGCTTATTGGCAGGGAGACGCATCCCGGCAGATGCCGCAGCCTATGGCCTCACAGGAGGGGATGCCTCGCTTTTGCGGGGGTTCCTGGTCTCTGCGGATGCGGGGACCTTCGGTGCGACTGGCCAGCCGTCCGGTGTGCTTGCAGGGCGCTTATTGCCTGGAACAGCGGGCAGCTTCTCGATTTCGGGGCAGGCTGCGGGCGTACTTCGAGGCTACATCGTTTCGGCCGGCGATGGCTCCTATACCATCATCGGACAGGATGCAGGGCTTGACCACGGTATACCGGGTGGGAGCACGCTCACCGCCGATGGTGGCATCTTTACCTATGGCGGCTCCGATGTGGGACTGCGCTATGCGCGGACGCTGCAGGCGGCAGACGCGTCATTCGGGCTCGCTGGGATGGATGCGGGTTTCCGCATCGGGCGGATCCTGCCGGCAGTTGGTGGGGTATTTGCACTCTCGGGTGCGGATGCATCACTCGTGTATAGCACGCCTAATAGGACGCTTACCGCCGATGGTGGCAGCTATGCTCTCGTGGGCCAGCCCGCCGCGCTACGTCGGGGCTTGGCGCTTGTCGCATCCGAGGGCGGTTATGCCTTCGCCGGTAGCGATGTGGGATTTGATCGCCATTATGTGTTGCAGGGTGGGGGCTCGGAATATTTTCTCATTGGCTCCGGGGCAGCACTAAATTGGATCACAGGGTTGACTCCGGGGAGTCGGCCGGTGGTCTACGTGCTTCGTCGGGCAGTTGGCCGGGTTGATCCGATAGGGATCACAATGGTACCTCGGCAGCATCAGTATAGAATTTCGATAGGATAGGATAGGATATAGATGGCAGCACGCGTGGATTTTACAGAAAAAACATTTAACAGATGGCGCGTTATAGCACCTGCAGCAACACGCCCTAATAGACAATCTTATTGGCTTTGCGAGTGCGAGTGCGGTACACAAAAAGAAGTAAGTGGATACGCTTTGCATACAGGCTATTCTAAATCATGTGGTTGTTTTAATAGAGAACAAACAAGCAAAGCAAACACAAAACATGGACATAGTTCAAGGGATGGACACCGTACAGTTCTCAGTCCAACTTACAGATCCTGGGCGACAATGCTTTCTAGATGTCGTGATCCAAACGTCGTACGATATCCTCACTATGGTGGAAGGGGCATCTCAGTTTGTTCGCGCTGGCATGATTTTAGAAACTTTCTAGAGGACATGGGTGAACGACCGAAGGGTATGACACTAGATCGTATAAATAATGATGGAAATTATGAACCTGGGAATTGTCGGTGGGCCGGTGATATTGAGCAAGCTAGAAATAAGAAAAACACAAGATTTCTTACACTAGATGGAGTGACAAAACCGCTTGTTGAGTGGGCGGAAGATGTTGGCATAAAAACCGAAACAATGAGACAGCGCCTTTGTTATGGGTGGTCTACTGATAGAATTATAGGGCAGGGGGTATTATAAATGGCGGCGCTAGTCAACGGGTACGACATCGTCATAAGCTCTAAGCATCCTGCTGAGAAGATACGGTTACCGCTCGATTGGACGGACTTTGCCGACGGTGCGACCATCACAAATTCAGACTGGGTAAACGCTACACCCGCAGTATTGCTTACGCTTTCAGGTGCGCAGGTAGACGGGCTAAAAACCAGCGTGCTTGTCGCTGACGGTACTACTGGTCAAACTGCATTTATTGAAAATCATGTGACATTTTCGGACGGTCGAATTGCAGTCTATACATTTGAGATTATCGTTGCTACTAAGGTACCCGCATGAACACAGATGAACTAGCTGCCCTCACCTGTGATGCTGTCATGGGTGTTCTGGGGGATACGGCAACATATCATCCGGTTGTCGGGCAGGTTAGAACAGTTCGTGTGTTTTTGCGACGCCCCGAACGCGTCATCGCTGGCTTTTCTGATACACGACAAGTCAACGAAGGTCGGATTATTGAAATAGAACGTGTTGCACTATCGGTTAATCCACAACCCGGCGACAAAATCACTGTTGCTGGTGCGGAATATAAAGTGCGTTCCTCTAAGCCTACTTCGTCAGCGGTTGTTTGGGAATTGGACTGTGTCCCAATTAAAACTAGCCGTTAGTGGCGATCTGCAGGAATACACTGCGACACTGGCGAAAGCTGTCGAGACGGGCTGCAACCGAGCGATCCGGCGGGTAACGTTCGGGCTGCGATCTAACCTACGTGGCCGTGTCCGGCGGGCAGGCTTCCGTAGCCCTGGGCTATCCAAGGCCCTCGCAGCCAAGGTTGATCGGTCGAAGCTGGAAGGGCGCGTCTACTCAGTCGCGCGCTATGAAGCCAGCGAGGGCAGACAGGCATTTGATTTAATTAAGCTTTTCGAAGAAGGCGCGACCATCACAGCGGCAAAGGGGAAGTTCCTCGCGGTGCCTACTGGCCTGGGGCCGATGCGAGGTGGGCGCGGTGGTCAGCGCAGAGCAACACCACAGGAAGTGTCTGATATGGGCTGGAAGCTCGCAGTTCTCCCGTCTCGTGGCGGCAGGATGGTTGTGCTGGCAACACTACCAAGTGGCGTAAAAATAGTTACACATGTGTTGATCCCACAAAATAAATTACGCAAGCGCTATGATTTGCAGTCAGGGATTACACTGTGGGAAGACAGAATGTCACAGGTATTAGCAGAGGAAATTGATAAAGCCTCGGAGAAAAAGGGTGTCTAAGCGAGAAGAAATATTAGATGGAATGGTTAGGGCATTATGTCCATTGGCGGCAAAGATAGAACGGGATGTTGATTATCCTGTGAATGTGAGAGCACAGGGAATGATTATTGTTCGTTCTGCGGCTCCTGAGATATTAGATACTGCGCTAGGCTATCCACGTTCATATTATTTCTCTATGGAAGTTCCGCTAGAACTTTATGTTGTAGGCAGTAGTGCAGAGGATCGAGCGAAAAGGTTCGATTTGCTTGCAACACAAGCGTACCTTGCGCTTTTAAGTGATACTGACTTACTAAGTAAAGTGACATACATAGAGCCTCTATTGTTGGAACCAGAAATCGCTGGTGGCAATGAGGGGGAACAAACTTTCACCTGTGCACAAATGACTGTGCGCGTTGAATTTGAATCACAAAAGTCTATTGGTTGACGAAAAGGGAGAAATTATAAATGGGAACTAAAATTAGAGCAGTTGGTGCGGATACCGTTTTACGTGGTCTTACTGAAGTTGCATACGGGACATCTCCCGCCAGCGGCTATAAGCTATTGTCCTTCCGCTCTTGTGCTTTGGATAGCGAGCGGCAACTTGGTTATGATCCACTACTCGGCCAAGGTCGCGATGCTGCCGATCCGTTTTACGAAGCTATCAATGTCAACGGCGATATCGGCGTCCCCTTCGATGTCCGCGGCCTCGGCTTCTGGTTGCACGGCTTGTTCGGAACCGATACCGCAACACAGGTAGGAGCATCAGGCGACTTCTATTTTAGCGCTCAGCCTACAGCGGGCAGCACCATCACCATGAACGGCGTCGATTGGACTTTCGTCGCATCCGGAGCCACCGGCAACCAAACTAATATCGGGGCGAACCTCGCTGCGACGCTGACTGCCCTCGCCACCAATCTGAACGCATCCGCCGATGCCGAGATATCGAAGGTAACTTGGTCCGCCACGGGAACTCAACTCATTGGCGTTTTCGACACCGTCGGCACCGCGGGCAATATGTACACCCTTGCGGCTTCTGCCACCTCGAACGCCCGGCCGAGCAACAACACACTATGGGGCGGCGGCTGGCAGCACCAGTTCACCAGCGGCGCGGCTCTGCCGAGCAAGACGCTCGAACTCGGCCACACGCAGTTAGTTTCTCCTGTGTTCTATCGCTTCGCCGGCTGCAAGTTCGGCACTCTGTCCTTCGAGATGAGCAGGACAGGTCCGGCAAACGGCACTGTGAACGTCATCGCGCAGGGGCGTGCCTCTGCAGGTACAACTATCGACGGCGCAGCGACCGCCTACGTCCTAGATCGCTTCAGCCAAGGTCGTGGGCAGATCCGCATAAACGGAAACGTTGTCGGCAGCATTACGGGTGGTCAATTAGAATTCAATAACAATCTAGAAGCTGTTGAGACGATCCGATCGGATGGCTTGATCGACGGTGTAGATGAGGGAGAGGCACAGGCTACAGGATCAATCACCGTGCGTTTCGGCGATAGCACTATTCCTGCGCTTATCGATAGTCAGACTCCTGTAGCACTTGAGTACGTGTACTCACTACCAGCAGGATGGCTATTCAAATGGACACTACCACGTGTTTTCCTGCCAAAGAGCAAGGCCTCTGTAACAGGTCCAGGGGGAGTAGAAGTAACCTACGACTGGCGCGCCGCAAAAGATGCAACTGCCGGCTACCTCGCACGGGCGGTACTGGTCAACGATCTATCAGCAGCTTACGCCTAAAATGGAAGTGGCGGCTCTCGCCGCCACTTCACCCTCACCATACCATGCCCCACCGCACCTTACCTTACCACACCAGACCACACCTCACCATACCGGGCCTCACCGCACCACGTGAGAGGGAATATACGATAGGAGTTTCACATAATCAATGATTAATTTGAATTTTTCTCGGGAGCCACGTTGGCTAGATCTTGGTAACGGGGTTTCGGTACTCGCTCGCCCTTTGACTACTGCCATTTACCGTGCCGCAATTTCCACCGCACAGCGGAAAGCACTCGGTGTGGCGGAGGAAAAGGGCCTGATCGATGATGCCGGCGGATCAGTACTCGACATCCCGGATCCATTCGATCGCGACGGAATAGCTGGGCTGCAAGCGCAATTCATGTTGCAGGCTCTCGCCCAGCACGCCATTGCCGAGTGGCGGGGTATCGGCGACGAAGCGGGAAATGCTGCACCTGTGACCGCGGGCAACGTCGCGACATTCATTCGCGACTTTCCTCTGCACGCCAGTCGATTTGAGACTGAGTATCTTTCCGATATTGCGCAGTTGGTAGCGGAAAAAAACGACTGCAGCGCCGCGCTGAATGGCAACACAGCGGCGGCGCCGAATACTGCAAAGGATGCGATCCCAACTGCGGCGGAAAATGCCCCTTCACAGTACACGCTCCTATAACGGTTGAAGGGGCGGCTGTCGTCAACGCGACTGCAGCCCCTGGTAGATGGCTGCGGGCAGGAATGGGTGGCGCGATCACCGGACTTGATATTGGTTCATGTTTATCGTTGCCAAGTCTTACACAGTTTGATCCCGAAATAATTGAAGAACTTCTAATGGCCATAGAGCAAGGTGCTCTAGTTGGCATGCACAAACGCGAAAAGGAAGAACACGACTAATGCCCGCAAATCAAACATTCTCCGTGACCCTCAGCCTTAAGGATGCGGACACAGTTAAGCGTGGGCTTGAGCAGCTAGGCACATCTGGGCAAAATGCTTTAAAGCGACTTGAGAGTGCTACTACACCAGCGAGCAAGGGGCTGATGGCGCTTGACGCTGCGGCCGGCGCTGTGAAGGGCGGGCTCAGCGAATTGGCGGGCATGGTTCCAGGTGTATCGGCCGGCATGGCAGAGCTTGGCAAGGGTGGCCTGGGTGCAGCCGCCGGCATCGCTGCGGTAGGCGCAGCGGCAGCGGCCTTGGTTGCACGAGCGCACGAAGTCACAAAGCACCTTGCTGACATCGCAGACGGGGCCTCTCGCATCGGGGCATCCGGCGAGGAATTCCAGGCGCTTCGGCTCGCGTTCATTGAGAATGCATCAAGCGCCGATGAGATGGCGCGGGCCGTTGAGACACTGCGGGCGAAGGTGGGTGATGCTATGGCCGGCGCCCCGGCAGCGGTTTCGGCATTCGCGCGGCTTGGCATCACGCAAGAGCAACTGGCAGCCACGCTCGGCAACGGCGCTCGCCAACTTGAACTTGTGGCTATCGGCCTGCAGAGCATCACCGATCCGAGCGAACGCGCCGCTGCTGCGCAGGACGTATTGGGGAAGGCAGGCAAAGGCCTCGATGAAGCTATGGGGGAACTAGCCGGGACGCTGCAAACCCGCGTGGTTACAGGACTGCAGGACGGGTCAATCGCCAGCAACGAGCTATCCGAGCGCGCCGGGAAGTTGCAAGACGAACTGGATCTGTTGAACGAGAAATCGAAGGTTTTAGGTGCCGAAGGGCTGCTGACTATAGAAATAGGCTTCGTACACATTATGAATGAGGTTGTCGCTGCGACTGCTGCGCTGGTCAATTACTACGCCGCGCTTCTGAAAGTCGCAAAGGCAGGGGGCGGCATCGGCATGCTCAACAGCGCCCTGGCGCCCAAGGCAGATGCTGACGCTTCAGAGAGTGAAAAGTTTGCGCTTAAGGCACAACAAGATCGTAATGCGGCAAAGAGGGCAAACGATCGCGGCCTTGTCATCGAGTTAAACACCCCACGGGGTGGGAGAGGTGGGGGCAGGCGTACCGGAGGCGGCCAGAGCGCGGCAGTTCGTGATGCCGAACGGGACGCCAAGGCGATCGCGGATTTGCAGAAAGAAATTGATCTATTCGGCAAGTCTAGGGACACGGCGATAGATAAGGCAACGTCGCGATTGTCCGATCATGCGTCGGCAGAACAAATAGCCGAGGTAAAGGAGTTAGCTGGGCAATTATATGACCTTGGCGAAGCGCAGAATGCAGCAACAGAGGCAGAGCGTGAGCACCAAAAGTTGCTGTCGGAAGGCAAGGCGATCTATGAGGCTACACGGACCCCTGCGGAGGAGTACGCTGATACACTGGCGAGACTGAACGAGTTGCAGAGCGCTGATGTTATCACTCCCACAACCTATAATAGGGCGCTTGATGATGCCAAAGAAAAACTTGACGCAATAACGCAGAAAACATCTGAAGCGAACGCAGAAAGTAGTAAGTGGTTTGATCAACTTCAGTTAAATACTACATTACTTTCTACAACGTCAAGTACATTAAGTGCGATGTTCACCGAAGCTTTTATGGGGGAGCGTAAACTCGCCGATGTGCTGGAGGAAATACCCGGATTAATCACCAAAATCATCATGCAAAAACTGATTGAGCTTGCGATTACAACGGCTATTCAAGCTGCCTCAGGGGGTGCCGGCGGGGCAGGTGCGGGTATCGGCGGCGCGATAGCGAGCTTGTTCAGCGGCGGAAGTGGCGCGGGTGCCGGCGGCGGCTACCAAATGGGGAGCATGTCAACAACCCCGATAGTCACCAGCGCACGCGGAAATGTTTTCGGCAGTGGCAACATAATTCCGTTCGCACGAGGTGGCATCGTCGATAGACCGACGCTGTTCCCAATGGCCAAAGGAGCCGGGCTGATGGGCGAGGCAGGACCGGAAGCGGTGCTGCCGTTGAAGCGTACGGCTTCGGGGGACCTGGGCGTGAGGGCACAAACTGCACCGATGCAGGTGGTCATAAACAACTACAGCGATGCGAATGTGCAGCAGCGCGAAGAACGGGGGTCCGATGGGAGCATGCGGCTAATCTTGGATATGGTGAAGAAAGAAGTCGCTTCCGACATGGTCCGTCCGGGAACACAGTTAAACAAGGCTGTCGGTGCTGCCAACAATCCAGTAAGGGTACGATAGAATGGTCGCATGGCACATTGATTTACCACAGAAACCGCTAGCAAATGGTTTCACCGAGAGGCAACCGCAACTCGCATTACGAACACAGATGGATGTAGGGCCGGCAAAAGTACGTCGTAGGCAGACTGCAGGTGTAGTCCAAATGGCTTGCCCGTTTCGCCTAACCACAGCGCAGAGAGCAACACTCGTGACTTTCTGGCAGACAACCCTTGCCGGGGGATCGCTACCATTCACCTGGACACACCCCGTAACTGGCGCAGCCATCAATTGCCGCATTGTTGAACCGCCAGAGTTTCAACCTGCAGCACGTGGGATATACTGGCTCACAACATTAATAATAGAAGTGCTACCTGGATAAAGGATTTAGATGCCATTTTCATCACAAGCAATAACTGAACTATCTGCACAGCAATGTGATACAGCATGGCTTGTGCTCATTGAACTTAACCACTCGGACCTACCAGCGCCTATTCGTGTAACCAGCGATGCCGTACAGACGATCAGCAATGGTGATGTCTATACACCATTTCCATTCGATTTAACCTTACCTGACGATTCAGAGGGTAGAGCCCCACAAGCCAACCTTGTGTTTGATAACGTCTCTCAGGAAATTATCGCAGCACTGCGGGCATTAATTACACCCCCTGTGTTAACCATTCGTATCGTGCGGGCATCTGATCCGAATTATGTAGAACGTGAGTGGGTAGGCCTAGAATGGCAGTCATCCCAGTATGACATCAGTACTGTTACCGGTATACTTACTATAGATGACTTAGCAAAAGAAGAATTCCCTTTTATTACATTTGATGCTTCACGCTTCCCTGGGCTTTTTAGCTAATGCAACCCCCTATGTGGTGTGCGCCGTTTATCGGTATACCATATCTTGATTACGGCAGAAGCTACTCTGGGCTGGACTGCTGGGGC